TTCAAACTTTAATCGAGGAGTGTCCAGTAAAGACAAGGTACTAAGAAACTCATTGAGATCATAGATACCAAACTTGCGGGGAAAATCTACGTCTAAGGTAGAAGTACTTAAAACATTCTTTGCTTCGGATACAGTTTTTACTACATTACCTTCGTTGAAAACGATGTTTGAGTTGATTGATGCGAAGTTTTTTAAGACTTCTAGTGTTGATTCAGATAGTTCCATGATATAATCCTTTGTTAATATAGTACCATTATACACCATTAGGTGTGAAAGGTCAAGCGACTTTAGAAAAATTCTTGTGCTTGATGAATTCGATCTTGCGATCAAACTTATTGTCCAACAACTCACCTTTATGTGAGATGATGAACACATTCGTGTCGTTATCAATAGTTTCAAGAATCTTGAGTAGATTCTCTACTCCATCCGCATCGAGAGAACTGTCGAAAGTCTCATCAAGAATCAGTAGGTTGGTGGCGATACTGTTCTTCATCTTAGCAACCTGCCTCCAAGTAAACAGAAGTGCTAAGTCGATGCGTTGCTTTTCACCCTCGGAGAAACTGTCATAAGAAAACGCATCACGATGACGTGACCGTATGGTTTCTTTGAAAGACTCGTCTAAGTCAAAGTGAACGTAGAAATCAAGCACCTGAAGATACTGGTTGGTCAACTGATTGATGACCGGCAGGTATTGCTTGATGATCTTGGTTTTAATACCAGTATCTTTAAGGAGTTCTGTTATGACGTTGTTGTATTCTCGCTGCTCGGCGAGTTCAAGTTTTGCGTCAATAAGAGCTTCTCTTTTACTCTCTTGACTTGAGAGAGTATCTCGTGCTTGTTGCAGGCTATGTACACCTGTTTCGAGTTCGGATAGCTCACCCTGTAAAGAAGTAATTCGTCTTTGTGTCCATGTGATTTTTTCTTTGATGGTGTTGATTTTATTCCGTTCTTCAATTTCTGAATCAATCGAGGACTGAATATCTTGTTTATCATTAGTCAACTTTCCTATTTGATGTTCACACTGTTGTCTTGCTTCTTCAAGTTCGTCCCACTTGTTTTTGGCGTTCTGTACCTTATCCAATCGGAAGGAGGACTCGATGGTTTGCTGACAGGTGGGGCAGTCTTCGTTGTCTTCATAGAATAAAATCTCTTTGTTCGATGCTTTCTGTTTAGCATTAAACTGAAAGACATACTTACCCATCTCATTGATCTTAGTGTCCAATGCAGACTGGCGGGTTTGAAGGTCGGATAGAACATTATCTTCCCAACTAATTACTTGGGTGTTAAGGCGGGCCAACTCTGTTTCTTCTTCTCTAATCAAGTTCAGTTTGTCTTGTTTAGCAGACTCAGAGATTTTTGTTAGTTCACAGAGATGTCTCTTCTGTGAATCAATTCTAGTCTGTACCAGCTGGACTTCATGACTGTTAGCAGATATGGATTCTTTCAATATAGAAGTCTTCTCTTTAAGAATTTGATTCATTTTAGAGAACACATTAATATCAAGGAGATCTTCAATAACATCACGGCGATGTTGTGCGGGGAGCTGCATAAAAGGAATAAAACTGCTGCTCCCCAGCACAACGATCTGGTGAAAAGTTTTGTGGTTCAACTTGAGGATGTTCTGTTCAAGAATCTTTTGGTATTCTTTGTTATGCGAATCCTGATTAATCAAGACATCATCACGGTAGATTTCAAATCGCACAGGTTTCTGCCCACGAACAATGCGATAATGTGCACCGGAGACCGAGAACTCTACTTCAACAACTGATGATTTATTATTGATGCTGTTAATCAACTGAACCTTGTTGATGTTACGATGCGCCTTCCCGAAAAGGGCAAAGGAAAGTGCGTCCAGCATAGTAGATTTCCCTGAACCGTTCTGACCGACCACTAAAGAAGTGGGGGTTTTCTCTAAGTCGAGCTCGGTGAACTGGTCTCCGGTGCTTAAAAAGTTTTTATATTTTAGTGAATGGAATATAATCATACGATTTCTAGGGACTGTGCCTCAATCATTAGTTCACGAACTTGGTTTTTAATGCGGTCTTTGTCTAGTCCAGTATCTACCGCATCGATATAATTATATAACAAATCATCAGTAGAGTCAAGGTTTATTTTATCATCATCAACTTGAGCCCCCGCAAAGTCTTGAAAGTTCTCGGCGATTTGTAATCCATGAATCTTTCTCATGTTAATTCGATCAATGAACTTCTCAAACTCCTGTGGTTTGGTTTTGTTAATCACAATGACTTTCACAAACTTCTCATCAAGATCAGATACGTTTCTTAACGCCTGCTGTTGCTTTGTATCATCGTACAGAATCTTTTCAAATATTGTAACAGGATTCTCAACAGGTGTCAACTCTCGTGTAGATGTATCAAGAATATGAAAGTACTTTCGGTCGTTAACATCTGACCACATAAACTCCATCTGACTGCCTAGATAATGGATGTTGCCTTGATTACTCTTGGTGTGAAAGTGCCCTGACAATACCATATCAAATCTTCTAAACGCATCAGCAGACATACCTCCGGTACATGTCACGCCTTTCTGCATCTCAAATCCATCTAATTCTAAGTGTGCGCCTACCACATCAGCCTTACATGTGTTTAGAAAGTAGCGCGTCTTCTCTTCGTTCTCAGAATTAATCCAAGGTATATGTGCGAACTTCATACCATCATAGTCAACCACTTCTGGCTTCTCAATGATTCTAACCTCTGACATATAATGCCCTAGCAATTCTTTGAGAGCGTTTAGGTTATTGGTGTTTTTATAATAAACATCGTGATTACCTGGAATAATATCCATGTGTATGCCACGAACACGCAACTCATCAAGAAATATTCGGCGATTGTGCGACAGTGCTTTAAAATTAATTGAAGTACGGTTTTCATAGTAATCACCTAGATGTATGATCTTCTTAATACCATGTTCTTCTAGGTACGGAAAGAAAACATCACGATAGAATTTCTCTTGATAGTCCATGAAAATTTCAGAACTGTTTCTTACACCGCAGTGCGTATCATTTAAGATTGCGATTTGCATATTATTAATCCGTTAAGAATTCAGAAAGATCAGAGTCAGCATGACGGGTTCTTTTCTTTTTAACTTTCTTACTGTAGTCTTTAATATCTTTGTCCTTATCCTTTACAAAATCAATACGCTCTCTGAGTTCGTCAACGAATGCTTGGGTCTGTCTAGACGCCTGATTATTATCGATCTCTTCCGCAACTACTAATTCTAAACCACTCTCAGAGAGATATTTCATTTTAATGTCTTGTTGCTTCTTCTCCTTCTCAATGCGTCTCAGGAAGGCGTACCATGCGATCTGAGTGAAGTATGCGAATGCATTGGGTTTACCTGTACGTGTGGCTTTATCAATGTTGTAGTTCTCAATAGCCTTTAGACAATTCTCTACAGCATCCATCACCATCTCTTCACGATAAGTGTAACGAACAAAGTTGGCTTTGTGTGACAAACCTTCAGAGATTTTCAGAAAACACTTTGCAATGTAGTCTGTAATCATAGGTTTAGGGGAATTGGTTTCTTTGGCCTCTCTAGCTATAGTAACGTAGTCTACCACGGCTTGAGAGAAATTAGCATTGTTAACGTAGTGTGGTTTTTCTTTAGGTTTCATGATATATTTCTCACTTGTGAACATTCATTATACAACAAAAATAATTATTATGCAAGGCTTGACAGATTTTAAAATCTGTGTTATACTAGAGCTTAACTCGCCAGAAGAACAGAATATACTAACTTAGTGAATGGTGTCGTTGATAGGAAACTTAATAATATTAGATGTTTCTTTCTTAATTGTATTATCTGGATTAGATTTGTTTTCAAGTATTTCTTGAAGGGCATCTGCTATTTGTTTTAACCCATTAATCTTCTCTTGCTTATAAGCATTAATTCTTTCTTCTGACACAATAATAGAATCTCTGACAGCAAGATTATATTGATCAATAAGATACTCAGTAGGTCGATTCATAGTCATGATATGATCACAATTCATAACTATATAGTCTTCTTGTTTATCAAGAAAATGAATCCATGGTCGAAATGCATATGATCTATCACCATCTTCAAATTCATAATTAATTATAGTCATAGCATTTCTTATAATCATTTGATTCGAATCATCTTCTGGCCATTCTACAACTTCACATACTATTTCACTGCCATTAGTTAATTTAATTTGTGCTAAATCAATTTTAATCATAAAGAAACCTCCGACACTTTGTGTTTAAATTGTTCCCTATTATATATCTTAACTCTTTCCGCACTATGAAGTAAGGTAAAATTTGGTTTACCTGATCTTAAGTCATCTGCAATGTCATAGAGTTTTGTCGTTCTACCATCATCTGACAATCGTAGACCTCTACCAATGGACTGTAACACCCTGATTTGCGATTTGCTGGGAGATGCGAAAACAATATTGTGAATGTTTTTAATATTGATACCAGTAGAAAAGGTACCAAGACTAGCAATAACAATTGAATCAGTCTGAGTTTCAACGATGTTCCGAATCGCTTCACGGTCATTGGTCTTTGTTTCTCCTGACACGTAGAACAGTTTTCTTCCTTCACTTATTTTATCCTCTACTAAATCTCTAAGTACCTTTCCATGTTTGTCTACCAGATTGAATAGAACAAGTGTGTTTCCAGTAAGACTAAGAGCAAGATTGCTAATGAACCTATTACGCCCGGCATGCGAAACAATAAAGTCAATCTCTTCTTGATAGGTCGCGCCAATCAACTTCTCCCTGTTCTCTTTGCTATGTTTTATCAATATAATATCAATGTCTAAACTAGACAGTTGTTTCTTTTCTTGGAGTATAGCAGTAGTAGTCACATGATGCACAGGACCAAACAACCCTTCAAGCACAAGCTTATGAACTTGTGTGCCATCTAACGTACCTGTAGTGCCAAATCTATACTCGGCGTTATAGGCTTTGTTCATGATGGATGATAACGACTTTGATTTAAATCCATGGACCTCATCACCAAATATGCATCCAAACTCTTTGAACCACACAGGGTGAAGTTTATAGATTGACTGCCATGTTGTTATGATAACACGTTTATCTGTCTCTTTGTCTTTACCACTGTAGATCTTATGGCAGTTTTCTTCTACATTAAAACCATAGGCTTCAAAGTCAGCCCACATCTGTTCTACCAAAGATGTAGTTGGAACAATTAATAATATTTTCTTATCGTGGTTCTCCATGTACCATCTCATCAACATATAAATGATGAGTGATTTACCAGAACCCGTGGGTGATATTAGAATAGATCTTTTGAATTTGATTGCATGACACATGGCATCATACTGATAGTCACGAGGTGCAAATGGTAATCCGAGTGTGCCTACCCAACTCAGTGTCTTCATATGATTAAGTTTGTTTATCTCATACGGTACACCATATGGGCCGTCTTCTACTTTAATACCGTAACCACGTTCCATGCAGAACTTTTTGATTGCCCAGTATAATCCAACGTTGATCTCACCATTGGTTCGATTCAACATTCGGATCTTACCGTCCCATGCTCTGCGTTTAACAGCAGGCATGAACTTAGCTCCTGGCACTTCAAAAGTAAAGTAGTCACTCAACTCCTGAACTACCGAAGTCTCAGCATCGACCAATTGAAGCATCGCATGGTCTTTCATCTTTAAGGTTATTTGTTGCAATTAGAATCCTGCTTCAAACTGTTTATAACGAATCATGTTACCAATGGTTTGATGCCTCCAGTTGAGGTTGGTAACTATCTCTCTTAGTGTATCTATAAGTGTCTTAAGATACTCGATTTTAGCTTCACTTGTCACCAACTCGGGGTCGGCTTCAATGTAGTGTTCCATTTCTCCTTTCAATATTTTCAATCCATTGAATGGATCAGGATCCCATCCTAATTCTACAATTTCATCCTGTGACATCTTCCCTTGATACCATAACCATTTTAGCTTCATCAATTCTTTCTGTTTGAATTCGGCATCTTTCAGTCTGAGTTTTGTCCGAGAATGTAACGCAAGATACTTCGCATGAAGTTCAGGTGTTACTCGGGAAGATTCGTCTAAGGTGTTTGGGTCAATGCGACAGTCTTTCTGCCATTCTTCTAGCACTTGTTCTAAATTCATTATGTAATTCCATCAGTTGTCTTACCATTATATCATAAAAATTCAAAGTAATCAAATCTAAATGTCATTGGACATGTTATAAAAGTATCTTCATTGGTTGACGCAAACGATACATCTCCGAGTGTAATCGGAAAGGCATTTACGTATTGAAATTCACGATTTGCATTGTTAGAATTAGTGAGTACTTGTATTCTAATATCACAATAGTCTGATAACGTCTGATCTCCATTGCCGTATAAAACACCACTGTTCAGTTTGTGTTTTGTCTCCACCATTCTTTCCATCCAATTATATATCTCTCCGTAAACGTTCATGTTTTCGTCAAGTAATACATCAATGGTGACAGCTCCAAATTCAATGGCATCACCGATAAAGGGCACAGAACCCATTCGTTTATAACCAATTTCAGTGGCGTTAATTTCCATGCTGGGGTGTGTCACAGACTGTGACATGAACGACAGGTAAGGAAGTTTCTCCTTCGATACGATGACTTTAAACCCAGTAGGTTGCAAGAAGTTTGTTTGACAGTAATCTTTCATACAGTTATTTATACATAAAAAAAAGCGCCCCGTAGGGCGCTTAAAACATTTTTATTGTTTTTCTTATACAGTTTTACGCGAGGATATTGTCAACGCGGAAGATTCTGTAGTATTGGTTAGAACGTGCCGTCCCCAGTCCTTCTTGCAATGTAGCATTGCCTTCAGAATAAGGATTACTTACCATACCATAACGAGTCTTGAACCCGATACGTGGTTGGAAGTCATTCTCGCCAACTGCACGTACCATCTGGAGAGGTACGTAAGGGCAATAGAAAACACCAGCGTCATAAGGATTGGTGCCTTTGTAACCAACAGTTACATAGTCAGCAATTGCATATGGATCGATGTAAACTTTAGTGCGACCATTGAGAACACCAGCAAAGGTGTTACCGGTGTCATCTACGTTCAAAGAAGTAGAAAGAGCAGGTGCATAGTCAAGCATACCAGAAGCAGTCAAAGCAGTTGCAACATCTGAAGAACAGATGATGAAGTTACCTTTACCACGACGAGTTTCTTTAGCAATGACGTTACATTCACGCTCTAATTGTACTAACAGACCCTTGAACTTTTCAACTGACCAACGACCATCAGCATCAGTAGCGAGGTCAAAGATACCAGCAGTCTGGATACCAGCCTGTCGTGAACCGATCTTAGCTTGTGAGTTAATCGTTCGGATAACTTCTCGGTTGATTTCAGCAAGAATTTCAGTAGACAAGATGTTAGCAAGTTCAGTTTCAGCGTCGAGACCGTGGATTGCTTTCAAGTCTTGTGCGAGTTCTAAGGTGTACTCAGCTTTCAGAGCACGAGTCTTAGCAACAACGCTAGTCTTGTCAATGGTGAATCCCATTTCGTGGAAAGAATTTCCACCAGGAGTTCCCAATGCTTCAGCCTTGTACGTATCCATAGCTACACCAACAACAGGTGCGTATACGCCACCAGAGTCTTCAATACTTGAGTCAGCATCAGTGTCGGTTGCGCCAACTAAACCAGAAGGACCACGACCGCCATTAAGACCGTAACCACCATTGCCGGTAGTATCTTCAACACTGTCACCAGAATACTGAGTTTGTGCTTCGTTGAACAAAGCTTCGGTACCTGCAGCACCAGCGCCAGCATGTGCGGTCTGATAAACAGCTCGCATTGCAAAGATCAAGCCCGTAGGACCAGTCATTGGCTGTACACCACATACGTCATATGCCATCAGGTTAGGCATTGCACGACGAACGAGTGCGATAAGTACGGGATTCCAGTTGTCAGCAGCACCAGTTGCATTGCCGGTGCCGGCACGACTACCTTCACCAGCAGCGTTGGCTGCAACTTCGTTCATCATGCCCTGTTCGCGCATGGCTTTTTCTTGGTTTTCCAATACCGCAGCAGTTACGCTACGACGATGAGAATCAGCAATCTTTCCTGAAGTCTCTTCGTTAAGTACTGGAGCCCATTTTTCTACTAATCGATCATACGATTCCATAGAGATACTCCTTATTTATTTGATTTTTTGATTGCAGAAAGGTACTGAGACATTGCAGAACTAACTTCTACACTATCGTCTGACCAATCGTCAGTGGCTTCTTCTGAGATTTCTTGTGCAACTTCTTTCTTAAAGTAAGACTCTTTAACAGTCTTAACTTTAGCAGAGAAAGAGGCTTCATCTTCGAAGTCTAAAGATTCTACCAGTGATTTTAACTTTTCAACTTCAGTAGCAGCCAATTCACCAGCATGTTCGCTGATAACTGCTTCACGTTGATAAGCTTCTAATTGTTGTGACATTTCAATTGCTGCACCAGTTTGTTCGTTAAGCTTCGCTTCAAGCTCTTGAACTGATTCAGCAAGTTCATCAACTAAGTCCACCTTGGATTCAGGAACATTGATATAAGATTCTACGAACAGGTCTTTCAACGAGTTCATGAAACCTTCTGCGATCTCAGTCCGAAGACCAGTTTCAACAGCAACCTTGTTTTCTTCCATCCATTGTTCAACTACGTAGTTGAGATATGAATCAACCTTTTCAACTAGATCAGAACGAGTAGCTTCAAGTTCTTCTTCCAGTCGTGATTGATACTCATCTTCTAATCGAATAACCTCTTCAGAGATTTTTGATTTGATAGCAGTTTCGAAAATTACAGCAGTTTTCGCTTTAAATTCATCGGACAAAGTGGCTTCATTTTCAACAAGAGCGGTGAGATCATCAGAGAAATCATAAGCAGCTTCCACTACTTCTTCTTCTTCGGTGATTTCTTCGACTTCTAATGCGTCCAAAAGATCAGCAAGATCTTCTTTCTTCATAGATGCCATAGCTTTGTATCCAGCATTAACCATAGCTGCTTTAGACTTTGCGCCGTTACCCTGAGGTGCTGGCT